AGGAAGAACAAGCGAATCCTTATAACGCAAAGAAAGATTATCATGTAGGAGATAAACCTTTTACACCTGCTAATCAATTATATTTTGAAGAGCCTTCTGAAAAGAATAAACTCTTTGATAGTGATGACATTACTAAAGTTAAGTCTACAGATAATGTTAATACTGAAGAACTGGAATCACGTAAGGATACTCCTTATAAGAAACCAGATTATAAGAAAAGATATGATGATTTAAAAAAGCATTACGATAGTAAGCTTAACGAGTTTAAATCTAGAGAACAAGAGCTGATAGAAGAAGCTACTAGCAATAGAGCTGAATACAAAGCTCCTAAATCTCCAGAAGAACTAGAAGAGTTTAAAAATAACTATCCTGATGTTTACGAAGTCGTAGAAACAGTTGCTCATTTACAATCTGAGACTAAAGCAAAAGTTCTAGAAGAACGCCTTAGTAAACTCCAAGAACGTGAAAACAACTTAGTACGACAAAGTGCAGAAAAAAGGTTAATGGAAAGACATCCTGATTTTGAAGATATCAGAAACAGTGATGATTTTCATGGTTGGGCAAAAGAGCAACCTAAGTCTATTCAAGATTGGATATACTCAAATGCTTCTGATGCTGACCTAGCTTCTCGTGCCTTAGACTTGTTTAAAAAGGATTTTAATATTCAACCTACTGAGACTAAGTCATCTTCTAAAAAGACTAGAAAATCTGCTGCTGATATGGTGTCTACTAAAACAAAAAGTATTGACCCTAATCAACAAAAGGTTTGGTCTGAAAAGGAGATTGCTGCTATGAGTATTGCTGAATTTGATAAATACGAAAGTGAAATATCAGAAGCAATGCAGTATGGCAGAATCGTAAAATAACTATTATAACTTAAAAGGAAATATATCATGGCTCAATATTTTGAACCCTCAACTGATACTAATGCAAACTTTGCAAACTCCATAAGCACACAATCTAATAGTTTCTTCCTACCTTCCGTATACTCTAAGAAAGTTCTAAACTTCTTTAGAAAGGCAAGTGTAGTTGAAGCTATTACTAACACCGACTATGCCGGTGAGATATCTGCTTTTGGAGACTCTGTAAAAATCATTGGTGAACCAGTAATCTCTGTATCTGATTATACAAGAGGTTCTGACACGACTGCAACTAAACTAACTGACGAAGAAACAACTCTTGTTGTTGACAGTGCTAAAGCTTTCAAATTCATCGTAGATGATATCGAAAGTAAAATGTCACACGTCAACTTCAAAGAAGTAGCTTCATCATCTGCTGCGTATGCTCTTAAAGATGCATATGATGCTGCTGTACTAGAAATTATGTTTACTGGTTGTTCAGCTGCATCACCTGACCATATCATTGGTTCAGACAGTGCAACTGCTGACGCAACATTAGGACACGCTACTAACTCTGTAGACCTATTAGGCTCAGACGGAGATGGTGTAGATGCAATTGACCTTATGGCAAGATTTGCTAAACTATTAGACGAACAGAATGTACCTGAAGAAGGTAGATGGTTCGTAGCTCCTCCTTCATTCTATGAAGAATTAGCTAAAGCTGACTCTAAGTTAATGTCTGTTGACTTTAATGCTGGACAAGGCTCTATCAGAAATGGTTTAGTATCAAGTGGTAAACTAAGAGGATTTGACATGTACAAATCTAACAACGTTGCTGCTACAGATAACGCTACTGGTAAATGTATGGCTGGTCACATTTCGTCAACTGCTACTGCTAATACTATTCTTTCAACTGAAGTGTTGAGAGACCCCTCATCATTTGGTGATATAGTAAGAGGCTTACATGTCTATGGTGCAAAAGTACTTAGAGATGACGCTTTATGTAGTGCATTCTACGTAATTGACTAATTGTCAAAACTCGGAGGAGTCTTCGGATTCCTCCACTTATTTTAAAAGGAGAATAAAATGCCAAAAGTAAACGGAAAAGAATATCCTTACACTAAAGAAGGTAAGGCTGCTGCTGAAAAAGCAAGAAAGAAAAAAATGTACGGTGGAAGAATAAAAAAAGCTAAAGGTGGAGTAATGCCTAAAGCTAAACCTTGCTAAACAATAGGAATTTATAATGGCTACAACATATTTAGATATAACAAATGAAGTACTAAGAGAACTCAACGAAGTTCCACTTACTACCTCTACTTTTGGAGCTGCCACAGGTATTCAAAAGTTTGTAAAAGATTCAATTAATAAATCTTTGTTTGATATAGCCAATGAAGAACCACAACTACCTTTTTTCTCAGCAGGAGTCAGTGGAGCTACTGACCCTTTTTATGGTAACGTAACCGTCCCTAGTGTAGCAGGACAACGATGGTACTTACTAAAAGCTGATAGTTCTAGTATTACTACAGACTATGCTTCTGTAGACTGGGATGATTTCTACGCTACAACAATTAATGTAAGTGGTGAAACAGCTCCTCACGTTTCTAAAGGTCTGAAGTTTATTACACATGCAGACTGGAAAAGATACTACAGAGACAGTGAGAATGCAGACGATGCAAACACACAGGCATACGGAGAGCCTAGATTTGTAATTAAATCTCCAGACAACAGGAAGTTTGGATTAAGTCCAATACCTGACAAAGTTTATAACGTACACTTTTATGCTTTTACAAAGCCTGTAGAGCTTGTAGCACATGGTGATACTATAGCATTACCAGACCAGTATGCTAACATTATAACTGCTAAAGCTAGATACTATGTATGGCAGTTTAAAGAAAGTCCACAACAAGCAGCATTTGCTTTAGAAGACTTTAAAAAGGGAATGAAGTACATGAAGTCTAACCTCATGAATCCAGCCCCTAAATATATGACAGACGACAGAACCTACTTTTAAAATATGCCAAGTTCACAACCTTATACCGTTGCCTGTAACGGGGGCTTAGTAAAATCAGTAAACTCTATTGACTTACTTAAAACTCCGGGATTAGCAAAGACATTACAAAACTTTGAAGTAGCTACAGAAGGTGGCTATAGACGTATTAATGGTTATACAAAATATAAAATTGATGGTGCTACAGCAGCACAACCTTCAGGAACAACTGATACTATATTAGGAGTTTTTCCTTATGCAGATGGTGTAATAGTTTGTGTAAGCGATGATATATACTTTAGTAACGATGGGGCTAACTGGTTACAGATAAATAAACTATCTCATAGCTCTGGAGATGACCACACAACCTTTACAGGTAAAGCTGTTACAGCTAGAACTAATCAAGGACAATGTTCTTTTGCATTGTTTGAAGGTGCTACATTTGATTATGGTGAACTTAATATAGCTGATGGAGCTAATGTTGTTTTTAGTTTTAGAATGGAAGGAACTGGTAATTTAAACACTAGAACATTTTTTACCAGTGAATTAGCAGTAGCAGGTACTAAAGCTGTTAAATATGTTACAGTACATGACCATCACTTAATAGCTGCAGGAGTTGAAGATAACTTAAATACTTTATATTATAGTTCTAAAAATACTTTTTCATCTTTTCCAAGTACAAATGCTATAACAATATCTGACCAAATAGTAGGTATTAAAGGTTTCCGTGAAGACTTATTTATATTCTGTGAGAACAGTATTCATAAACTTATAAACATAAATGATTCTAATAACATAGCAATTGTTCCTGTAGCAGAGAACGTAGGCTGTTTAAGTGGGTACAGTATTCAAGAGATTGGTGGTGACTTAATGTTCTTAGCACCAGATGGAATAAGAACAGTAGCTGGTACAGCAAGAATTGGTGACGTAGAGTTAGGAACTGTATCAAAAGCTATACAACCTGTAATAGTTAGCCTAGCAAGAAACATTGATAACTTTACAATTAATAGTTTGGTTATCAGAGAAAAGTCACAGTATAGATTATTTTATACTAATACTGGACAACCTAACGCTTCACAAAGAGGAATTATAGGTACGCTTAGACCAAACGGATTTGAATGGTCAGAAACAAAAGGATTAGAAGTTACATCAATAAACTCTAACTTTAATGAAGACGGAGTAGAGGTTTATTATCATGGAGACAGTAACGGTTATGTTTACACACATGATACAGGCAATGACTTTGACGGTGGTAATATAGACGCACTTTACCAAACTCCAGATTATGATTACGGAGACTTAGGAACTTTAAAAACTTTGCACTATATTAAAATGTCAATAGCTCCGGAAGGAGACATAACTCCTACATTAAGAGTTAGATATGATTACGATAGTACAGATTTACCACAACCAGAAGATTATACATTTAATGTAGATGCTCCTTCTTTATTTGGTGGAGCTACGTTTGGTTCTTCACTTTTTGGAGCTGGAGAACAACCATTAGTTAGAGTAGCATTACAAGGCAGTGGACACAGTAACTCTTTTAGAATTTCAACAAACAATAAAGTAGCACCATACATAGTGAATGGTTTCTATATAGACTTTATACCTTCAGGCAGGAGATAATAGATGGCAAGTTATACAAGACAAAGTACATTCGGAGACGGAGATTTAATAACTGCTGCATTATTTAATAACGAATATAATCAATTAGTAGATGCTTTTAGTAATACTACAGGTCATAAACATGATGGTACTGTAGGTGAAGGACCAGTCATAGGTATAATAGGTGATGCAGGTGTAGTAACTCCACTTAATAAAATACTTGTGGACTCTACTAATGACCACATAGAATTTTGGATAGATGTATCCGGAACTTCAACACAACAATTTTATATAGCTGATGGAGCTATTGTACCTGTTACAGATAATGATATAGACTTAGGTACAAGCTCTTTACAGTTCAAAGACCTTTACATAAATGGTACTGCAAATATTGATAGTCTTGTAGCTGATACTGCAGATATTAACGGTGGTACAATAGATGGTGTTACAATAGGTGCTACAACTGCAGCTGCTGGTACATTTACAACTATAGATGCTTCTGGTAATGTTGTTATTAGTGGTAACTTAACAGTCTCTGGAACTACTACAAGTGTTAATAGTAACGAAGTAAACATTGGTGACAACATTATTGTTTTAAATTCAGATGAGACTGGAACACCTTCACAAAATTCAGGTATAGAAATTGAAAGAGGAACAGCTACTAATAAAACTTTTATATGGGATGAGTCTACTGATAAATGGACACTGGGTTCAGAAACTTTAATAGCTGGTACAGTTGAAGCAGCTTTAACAGGTAACGTTACAGGTAATCTTACAGGAGATGTTACAGGAGATGTCACAGGAGATGTAACAGGCAACGTTACAGGGAATGTTACAGGAGACCTTACAGGCTCTGTACTTACTGCAGCTCAAACAAATATTACAAGTCTTGGAACTTTAACAAGCCTTACTATTTCTGGTGATTTAACAGTAGATACTAGTACACTTTATGTAGATTCTACAAATAATAGAGTTGGTATTGGGACAACTTCGCCAAGTACTTCAGCAAGACTGACTCTTGATGGTTCAGGTGCTTTTGACCATGGTTTAAGTATACAAAGAACAGGTGTAGATGACCCTGCCAACTTTAGACTGGATGGGGCTAGTGGGCTAGTAATTGAGCAAACAGGTGCTAAAAACATAAAGTTTAAAACTAACAACTCTGAAAGAGCAAGAATTACATCATCAGGCGAGTTATTACTAAACAAAACTTCAGCATCAGTAGGTACAGATGGCGTACAGTTAAGACCATCTAGCTATTCAGGATTCTCAGCAACTTCTACTACAGCACTATTTGTAAACAGAAATACAACTGATGGTGATGTTGTTGAGATTGGTAAAAATGGTGTGAAAGTTGGAAGTATTGGTACTGTTAGTGGTGACTTAAATATATATTCAACCGCATCAGGTCATAAGGGTTTAAGGTTTGGTATTGGCTACATAGCAGGTACTAATAACGCTGGTGCAACTGAGGATGCAGGTGTTGATTTAGGTTGGAGTAGTGGAAGATTCAAAGACCTCTACCTTTCAGGCACTGCAAACTTCGGAAGCTTGTCAGACGGTACAATTACTATAACAGGCTTTGTAGATGAAGACAACATGGTTTCAAACTCTGCAACGCTTGTACCAACTCAACAATCTGTAAAGGCTTATGTAGACTCTCAGGTTACTGCACAGGACTTAGATTTCCAAGGTGATACAGGCGGTGCTTTAAGTATTGACCTCGACTCAGAAAGCCTTACAATCGCTGGAGGGACTGGTATAGATACTAGTGGTGCTACAAATACTTTAACAGTTGCAATAGATTCTACAGTTGCTACACTTACAGGTACACAGACTTTAACAAACAAAACCCTTACAACACCAATTATTAATTCTATATCTAATACTGGTACATTGACTTTACCAACTTCAACAGATACATTAGTCGGTAGAGCTACAACAGATACTCTTACAAATAAAACACTTACAAGTCCAGATATAAATACTCCAGACATTGATGGCGGTACAATAGACGGTACTATTATTGGTGGAGCTACACCGGCTGCTGCAGACTTTACAACTATGGATACTACAGGTAATGCTTCTATAGGTGGAAATTTATCAGTCACAGGAGACCTTACAGTTAATGGCACTACTACTACTTTAAATACACAAACACTAGATGTAGAAGATAAAAACGTAACGCTTAATTATTCCACAGGCGATTCGTCAGCTTCAGCCAATGGTGCAGGTATTACCATTCAAGATGCTGTAAGTTCTACCCAAGATGCTACCTTAACTTGGAATACAACCAACGATAGTTTTAACTTTTCACATAACCTTAACTTTGCTAACAATATAAAAGCTCAGTTTGGAGCAGGTAATGATTTACAAATTTACCATGATGGTAGTCATAGTTATATACAAGATAGCGGTTCAGGTAATTTAAGAATTTTAGTTGGTGATTTGCAAGTTAGAAATTATGGCACTAATGAAAATATAATTACATCAACAGCAAATGCAGAAGTTGCTCTTTATTATAATGCTTCAGAAAAACTAGCTACAACCTCAACAGGCATAGACGTAACAGGTACAGTTAAAGCTAGTACATCTCTTATGGTTGGTTCAACTGATGCACCAGCACGCGACCTTGAAATTAAAACAACTAATCCACACATTCGTTTAACAGACACAGATGCTTCAGGTGGTTACACAGAAATATTTGGCGGTAGTGGTATTACTACTATTAACGCTGACAAAGGACAAGCAGTAGCAGGTTCAGCTTTAAAACTTAGTGTTGATGCAACTGATGGGCTTACAATAGACAGCAATCATAATGTCGATATACCTAATGGTAATTTAGATGTTACAGGAACAGTTGTAAGTGATGGTTTGACTGTTGATGGTAATATTCTTTTAAATGTTGAGGGCAATGAACTTCAATTTAATACTAGTTCTACCCCTGTAAACAAAATTTACACAGATGATACTTACACCGCTAATGGTCTAACTATCTCAGCAGACAATGGCGTAGCACTTAAAAGCACTAACAACTATCTATTACTTGATGATACTGGAACGAATGAAATGGTTCTTAATGTTGATGGTGGAGAAAGGCTTCGCGTCACCTCATCAGGCATAGACGTAACAGGTACAGTTACAAGTAATGGGTTGACTGTTACAGGAACTTTAGGAAACTGGTCTATTGATTCTCAGGGTGTAATTCAAACATTTACACGTCCTTCTGCAAACTACATTAAGGCTTCAGATGCTTTAGGTTCTTTGCGATTTCAAACAGGGGGTTCTTATAATAGATTAGCAGTAGCCAACAACGGAGACATCTCCTTCTACGATGACACAGGCACAACTCAAGGTTTCTTTTGGGATGCATCAACTGAGAGGTTGGGTATAGGTACAACTTCGCCAAGTCATGACCTACATATTGAATCAACTGATGATTTAGCTTTAAGATTAACAAGAACAGGAGTTAGAAGTTTTAGACAATACATAGGAAGTACAGGTAAATTTATAATTAGAGATTTATCAGGAACACCTGATGACAGATTAACCATTGATACTACAGGCAACGTTGGTATCGGAACAACTTCGCCAAGTGAGAAGCTGACTGTAGTGGGTGAAACAACTAGTGGCAGTGGCACATACGGAACTAAACTTACCTACTCTAATGGTAATCAAAGTGGCATTATTGATACTTTTGGCAATCATAATTTAGAGTTCAGAGCCAATAATGATAGGGCAATGAACATAGCAGCAAATGGAGACATCTCCTTCTACAACACAGCAGGAACTAGCCAAGCTCTTTTCTGGGATGCTAGTGCTGAGTCACTTGGAATTGGTACGACTAGTCCTTCCGCAACATTAGACATATCTGATTCGTTTGGTGCTATTAACTTAGAAAGTTCTACTGGAACAAATCAGGTACAAGTCAAAGTTTTAAACACAGGAGGTTCAGCATTTTTTGGTAGAGATAATAATGCGGGTTCTTGGTTTGGAACAGGAGAAGCATATGCAACCACATTAAGAAGTGATGGAGCTTATCCTATGATATTTAGGGTAAACGGAGGAAATAGGCTTGTTCTTGATGACGGTGGTAACGTTGGCATAGGAACTGATTCGCCAAATTACCTTCTAGACGTTGAAGGCTCTGGCTCATTATTACGCGTCAACTCTACTTCTGGAGATTCCAATATAGATTTACGAGTTGCTGATACTACAAGTCTTAATATAATAAATTTTGGTGATTCTGGTTCTTCAAACGCTGGACGTATTCTTTATCGTCACAGTGGTGACTCAATGGCATTTAATGTTGCTGGTAGTGAGGCAGTCCGTATTATAAATGGTGGCAACGTTGGAATTGGCACAACTTCGCCAGCTAAACAATTACACGTTTATCAACCTTCAGGACAAACTGGAATTGTATTAAGTAGAACAAATAATATTGCAGGAGTTAATTTACAGTTTAGTGTAGATTCTAGCAAAACAAGACTTCTTAGTTATGGAGATGCTTTAACATTTTGGACAAATTCTATAGGTAATGGTACAAACGCATCTGAAAGAGCAAGAATAGACTCATCAGGACGTGTTGGAATAGGCACAACTTCGCCTTCAGAAATTATTCATACATCAACATCTTCTAATAATGTAGGTAGGTTTGAATCAACAGATGCAACCGCTTACATTCAAATTAACGATACAGCAGATTCATTTTATTTAGCCACAGGTTCTCAAATAGGTTCTATAGGTGGTAATGCTGGTGTAAATGCTAATAATTTAAATATTAATTTAACCAATGGAAACGTTGGAATAGGCACAAGTTCGCCACAAGGTAATCTTCATGTAGAAGGTGCAGCAGGTGCATCAGGCGGTGGTATTATTTATGTTACTGATGCTGATAATGGAAGCACAGCAAGTGATGCTTTACAAATCTCCAAATCAGGCGATACAGCTTTTATCTACAATAGAGAAACTTTAGGTAATTTACAAATAGGTGCAGGTGGTAATGCAAACCACATGATTGTTAGAACTGATGGTAAGGTTGGAGTTGGCACAACCAACCCAGCAGAAAAACTAAGCATACAAGATGGCGATATTATTGTACAAAACGATACAAAGGTTACTTTTGGTTATAGAGGAACATCAGCTTCAAGTGCATTAGCTTTTAGAGACAGATTTGCAGGTGTAGATAGAGTAACCATTAGTGCTGCAGGAAACTTGGGCATAGGAACTGATTCGCCTGATAAGGCTCTTGTTGTAGAAGGTAATAGTGCTGAAATAGTTATAAATGATACAGACACTACTGATACACCAACACTAAGATTTAGAGAGTCAGGAACTACTGCTGCAATTATAAAAACAGATAGCCAAAATTTAATATTTACTTCAGGCGGTGGAACTGAAAAAGCTAGACTGGATTCCTCGGGCAGCTTGTTAGCGGGTAAAACTTCCGCAGACTTTGGTTCTACGCAAGGATTTGAAGTTCGCACCACTGGTAACTCATACATTACTGCTGATGACACACGACCACTTAGATTAAACAGACTAACCTCAGATGGAGAGCTGTTAGCATTTAGAAAAGATGGCTCAACAGTTGGAAGTATTGCATCTAAAGATGGAGACATGACCATTGGTACTGGTGATACAGGATTAAGATTTAATGATACTTATGATGCTATCTATGGTGCTAATTCTACTACCCAAGCGGGAAGAGATGCTTCTATTGATTTGGGTATGTCTACTCAAAGATTTAAAGACCTTCACCTTTCAGGACATCTTAAAACTGGAGGAGGTGGCTCTAATAGTACAGGTGAAATAGAATTTGTTGCTGATAGCACAAGGGCAAGAATAGTAGGTGGCTATCAAGGTGGCGGTGGTGGTTATTTAAAATTCCATACAGATACTACAGGCGGTTCAGATTTAGAACGCATGAGAATAGACTCATCAGGAAACGTTGGAATAGGCACAAGTTCGCCAGCTTCTGCATTACACATAGGTAATGCTGGTCACATATTATTAGAAAGAGGTGGAGAGCTTAGAAGTAAAGATACAAATAGTGCAATTAAAACAATTGTAAGAGTAAATGGCTCTAATGAATTGCAGTATGGTTGGTCAAGTGCTGGTGCAGTAACATTTATGGGCGGTGGTTCATATACTGAAAGAATGAGAATTCATACCAATGGAAACATTGGAATCGGCACAAGTTCGCCAACTTATAAACTTCATGTTCGCAGTGCAGATGCAAGTGATGATGTTGCATATATACACCATGATAACGCTTCGCAGTCTAGTGGAACGCTATTAAAAGTTCGCACAGATGCAGGAGACAGTAATGGATATACTTTATTAGATGTTCAAACTAATTCAGGCAGTGCTTTATTTGTAAGAGGCGATAGAAACGTTGGAATTGGAACTGATTCGCCAAGCGAAAAGCTAACAATATCAGCATCTAATTCAGGCGGTGCAAACAATAATACACTAAGATTTGTTGATACTGATGTAACTACACAAGCCAATCAAAGTTTTGGAAAAATTGAATTTGAAACAAAAGACCTTAACAACGCTGGGGTAAATGCTTTTATAAATGCGTTTTCCGAAGGCACTGGAGGCACTGGTGCTTTATCTTTTGGCACAGGTTCAGCAGGTTCAACAGAACGTATGAGAATAGACTCATCAGGCAACCTGTTGGTGGGTACTACAAGTACAGTTTTGTATAACAACACTACAGCCAACACTGGTGGTGGTGCTTTCATTAAAGATGGATATGGCACTCGTTTAGATGTCTCTCGTGACAACACTTGTTTGGCGTTAAACAGACCCACTACAGATGGTTTAATGATTGACCTTTACAAAGGGACTACTGCTGTGGGCGGTATTGGTACTAATAGTGGTCAATTATATATAGGAAATGAAGATGGCTCTACAGATACAGGTTTGTTATTTGGCGAAAGTGGCACAACAGCAAGAGCCATAATACCTGCAAGAGCAGATGGTAGTGTGGTAGATGGTGCGTTAGACTTAGGTTATTCAAGTGGCAGATTCAAAGACCTTCACCTTTCAGGAACTATCTCTAGTGGAGCGATTAGTTCTACAGGCATTTCTTTATTTGGTAAAACTGTTCCAGACAATACAACAAACGGAATAAGAATAGATGGTACTAATGATTTTGTTTCCATTGTCAGAGATGGTGATTTGCCTTTATTACTTAATAGAAAAACTAGCGATGGTACTTTATTAGAACTAAGAAAAGATAATGCGGTTGGCGGAGTTATAGGAATACAAGAACCACAAGACAATGCAGAAGAACTTTATATTGCTAATGGTACTGGTACTAGCAGTGTCGGTCTAGCTTTTTGGGATTACATAAATACTGCAAGAATAGCACCCTGTAGTGGTGATGGAGCGTATAGAGACAACGCTATAGACCTTGGTTACTCAGGTGCAAGATTCGATGACATCTACGCTACCAATGGAACTATACAAACTTCAGACAGGAATGACAAACAAGACATTCAAGCTTTAACAGATGCAGAGACTAGAGTAGCTACAGCATGTAAAGGCTTATTAAGAAGATTCAGATGGCAAGATGCTGTGACAGAAA